TCCTGTGGGCGAGCGCGGTTCCCGAATACTCGGTCCCCCCGCCCGTGCGCGCCCGGAGAGGCAAGGCCGCATGAACGTGGGCGAGTGGGCAGCCATCATTGGCGCCGCCGGCAGCGTCCTCGGAGGGGGTGGATGGTTCGTCTCCCGCGCCACCGTGAGGGCAGCGCAGGCAACGGCCCGCGCCAACGAGGCAGCAGCCGCGATCCAGGCAGCGCCGCAGGCACGCGCCCAGGAGTTCGCTGTGCTGGAGGCGACGGTGAAGCGGGTGGATGAGGAGAACGGCTCGCTGCGGGGCCGCATGTCCCGACTGGAGTCGATCGTGCGGGCGTTCGCGTGGACCACGGACCGGTGGGCCCGGCAGATGCACCGCGCCGGCATCGACCCGGAGCCCGCGCATCCACTGGTTGACGAGTACAACCGAACTGGAGTCTGAGATGCCTGATCCGATCCCGCTCCGGCCGCGCCGGGACGACACGGCAGCGGACATGCGGAGCCTCGTGCAGTTGGGGGAGGCTGAGCCTCAGCCTGTACCGGCCCCGGCGATCCAGCCGTTCCAGGAGCCGGCCTATCCAGACCTGCCCGACGGGTACGCGCCCGACGAACCCGCGTGAACGACAGCGCCCCGCCCTCCTGCTTCGGCAGGGGAGCGGGGCGCATCGTCGGATCTACGGTCAGACGTCGCCGAAGGGTGCCGGACCAGTTCCCTGGATCTCGACCTGCCCCGATCCGAGCGTTCCGGCGGTCGCGAGGAATCGGCCCTCTCGCCCATCGGGCATGCGCAGGATTGCTTCGTCGGCCGTGGGCGAACTGAACCAGTCGATTGCTGGGCTGGCGTCGACGGTTCCATCCCACGACTGCAGGGTGATCCTGTGGGCGTCTCGCTCGCGATGGATCGCAAGGTCGACTTCGGCATGATGCTCGGCGCCACCCAGGATGACGACGGCCGGTCCTCGGTACGTGTCTGCCATGCCGTGAGGGTAGCGCGCAACGCCTGAGGGCGGGCCCGGTGTTGGCTGACCCGACTCTCGATAACATGCCATATCACGGGCATTATTTGGGGTGATTGTCCGACTCTTCGAAAGGTCGCAGTTCACCGTCGAGCGCCCCTCGTTCGCGTCGCCGCCGGTTCACGTAGCGGTGTAGGTCGCTCACGATGACGTCGGTCAGTGACCGCCCCTCCTCTTTCGCCTCCGCCATGGCGGCGCTCCAGAGTTCGTCGGGTACGCGGATGTTCCGCAGTGGCGTCTTACCGGTGGCTGGCCTCGCCATCTCGCCCCCTCAGGTGTGTAGGTACAGAAACTACCATCCATCTCGTCGGACGGCTTGACAAGGGCTCGCGGTAGGCGCATTCTGTAGGTACAGAAACAACGGGTGAGCAGGGGAGAGGTAATGGACGTCAGGGCATCGAAGGCGCAGAAGAAGATCCAACTCCTGAACGCCCTCATCGCGCACCCCCGTACCGGGGAGCCTGAGCGTGACGCCGCCCGCCGCATGCTCCAGCGAGTCATCTCCAAGGCCGCCGTCGAAGGCGTAAAGATCAGCGAGAGCGGCTGCGTTGACAGCCGCACCTACGGTGCCAAGTACGACCACAGCGGCCGACTGGACGTCAGCGACATTGCCAAGCTCATCCGTGAGGACATCAAGCTCGCCCGCAAGGTCGCCAAGAAGGTGGACGCACCTGGCTCCCTGGCCGTCGTGGACCCGCTGGCCGATGCCCCTGCCGAAATCAAGTTCGGCGTCACCGCCCGCCGCTACGCCGGATCACACCACGTCATCGACATCAAGGTGCGCAACGTACCCGCCAACTGGTGGGAGGAGCGCACCGACGACCTCGGCGACACCGGCAAGTTCGCCACCTCGGCACTCAAGGCCCTCGCCGCCGAGCTTCGTTCCATCATGGACGCCTACAACCACAACGGCTCGGACCTGCTCAGCGACTACTCGGACGTCCGGTTCTCCGGGCACGTCCTCTCTGAGGACGGACTGACCCTTGCATGAGCCGTCTGCGCGGCCTCCAGCAATGTCAGAGGCCGCAGCCCAGTGGATACGCGAAAACGCACTGCCGCCCGCCTACCGCAACGAGACCGACTGGTCATGCGGGTGCGAGCCGGAGATGTGCTGGCACTGCCGTGACGGTCAGCACGATCGATGCAACAGCCGAACCGGCTGGTGGCGCACCGGTGAACTCTTCCGCGAGACGGAGATCGCCGACTCTCTCGGTAGGCGAATCGGCTATGAGGGATCGCTGGTGTTCGTCTGGCTCGCCGACCGGACCTGCCGCCAGTTCGGCTGCATCTGCGACTGCCGCAAGCCTCGACCCGACATGGAGATCCCGTGACCGACCTCGTCCCGCGCCAGCCGGACGCCGCCCCCGCCGTCTGCGACGCTGCGACGCTCGCCGTCCTCGCCGCCATGGAAGAGGCAGCCGAGAAGCACCTCGACGCCATCCGCCCCCACAACACCAAACGCAGCTACGCCAACGACTGGAAGCTGTGGGAGGAGTTCCACAGCTGGCTCGCCGAACGCACCGGCAGCCGCCTCCCGTCCACCGCCGTCACCAAGGGCACGCTCGTCGGATTCGTCGTCTGGCTCGACACCATCAAGCTCGCCGCACCCAACTCGATCGACCGGCGCATCACCGGCGTCACCGTCACCGCGCGGAACGGACACGGCATCGAAGTACCCAAGGCCGCTACCGTCGCCGCCCGGCAAGCCCTCAAGCCGCTGAAGAGCGACCCCGAACGCATGGCGCGCGGCAGGGGCAAGGCCGCAGCCGTCACCCCCGAACAGCTCCGACAGATGAACGCCGCCGTCGCCGACGGACTCACCGGACTCCGCGACCGCGCCCTCTGGCTCATGGCCTTCGCCGTCGCCGGACGCTCCGCCGAAGTCGCCGCCCTCCGCGCCGACACCATCGTCCACGTCAGTCAAGGACTCGAAGTCCACGTCCCCGCCGTCAAGGGCCGCCCGCCCCGGGACGTCGTCGTCCACTACGGCAAGAACCCCGACACCTGCCCCGTCCGCGCCTGGCTCACATGGCGCGCCACCGCAGGCATCACCACCGGCCCCGCCTTCCTGCCCATCACCGTCCACGGCCACCTCGGCGACCGCGCCCTCTCACCCGAAGCCGTCCGCGAGATCATCGCCCGCAACGCCGAACGCGCCGGGATCGCCGTCCGGTTGACCGGCCACTCGATGCGGGCCGGCTTCATCACCACCAGCCGCCGGGCAGGGAAGCGGGAGGAGAAGATCCGCGAGCAGAGCGGCCACGCCGAGAACAGCCCCGCCTTCTGGGGGTACATCCGCGAAGCCGACAAGTGGACCGACGCCGCATCGGAGGACATCGGCCTATGACCCTGGAGATCCGCGACACCGGCGACCCCGGTCACCTCAAGCTGTACGACGGTGAGGACTGGATCGGCGAAATCAAGAACGTGCCCCTCGACGAGGAGGGCATCGCGCTCGGCGAGCCGCCTGACTGGAACGTCGAGCTGTGGAGCGTGATGGGCACCGGCAAGACCTGGCGAGCGGACGGCGAGTCGCTCGACGAGATCAAGCAGTACGCGCAGGAGCTGTACGAAGAGTTCGCAGCCGAGCGGCGCGAGCTCAGCAAGGGGTCACGCACCTGGACGACCGGCAGCGTTCCGATGGGCGGCAAGCCCGGATGGCGCCGCCGCTGACGCCGCCCCCGTGCCACACTGACTGCAGCGCCCGCCGAGCATCCCCCGTCTCGGCGGGCGCTTTCACGTTCCTCGCAGGCCTGGCTCCGGGTTGCAGACCCCGCACATCTCTACGTGCAGGCTCTCGTCCTCGAGCGCCAGTAGGGCCTCGTCGCGGGTGAGGAATCCGTGGTCGCCCTTCCAGATGCCGCAGCCGCCGCGGTGGAGGACGGTCCGCCTGTCGCGCGCCGGCTCTAGCTTCCAGCGCTGCTCCGCCCACGCCCGGGCCGTAGCCTTCCGGTCCCGTTCGACTTCAGCCTGCAGCGTGCGGATCTTCGCCCGGGTCGTGCGCAGCTGGTAGTCCAGCCACTCCTCCAGAGCGGCCAGTTTCGCGAGGCGCTCCTCAGGCGGCATGTCGTTCATGTGTTCGAGTCTAGGGTCTCCATTCGCGCGGTGGAGGCAGCGCGGAGCTCGAGGTGCGTAGCGAACGCTATACGGCTCGAGCTCATGGGCCAGCGGCCAACTCGAGATGCGTCGCGTTCGCTATACGACTCGAGCGACCTCTTGCGTAGCGAACGCAATGCGAATAGCGTTCGCTACATGCTGAAGAAGTGGTTCGCCCGATTCGGTGCCGAAGACAACGACAACGTCGTCACCATCTACGACATCCACCCCGACCTCGCCGAGGCGTTCGTCGACGCCATCCGTAACCGCGTCAACGTTCAGCCGCCCCGACATGCGTGCAACGGCGACCAATTGTCTGGCTACAACCAACTGACGAGCCTCATCGCGCAGACCTCCCGCGTCATCAAGCACCTGGAGGAGTTTCGCGAGCTGGCCATCGTCGAGGCCGACAAGACCCACGAGCAGGCCGACCGCAAGGGCATCGCCATCGCGGCCGGGATGCCCACGTCGCGGCTGTACCGCATCCTTGAGCGCCACGGTCGGTCGAAGAACCGGAAGCCCGCGTGACGAACCCCGACCGCTTCCACCTCACCCTCACCTCCGAGGGTCGCCCGGCCATGCACGGCTGGTGGGGCAGCGAGGCCGTGGCGCGCGGCAAGGTGAAGGGGTGGGTGCGCGAC